ATGATTGACGAACGCAAAGGTGGCCGCAAGCCAAGGGGCTTTGCCGCGATGGATCCCGAGCTGCTGCGCGGGATCGCGGCACAAGGAGGCCGCGCCGCGCATGCCATGGGAAAGGCCCATCGATTCGATTCGCAGGAAGCCAAGCTCGCCGCGGCGAAACGGCACGCCACGAAATCGGCGAAGCCGCACGCCGAGGCAGGCGCACACGCGGATCGAGCCGAGACGGCAGACGCCGCGCCCAGTGAAACAACGCCGGCCGGCGCGGAATCGAAGTCCTGACAACAAAGGCAGGCTGCGGCCCGCTTTGGATTGGGACCGTTGGTGCGGTTGAGGCAGCCACGCCTGCATCACACGTCCTAGCGCTTTGCGCCGAAGCCGTTGAGCCTAGGAGCGATGGCCGTCTATTTTCGCAGGCCGCTCACGCCCAAACTTCTCGTCGACCCGGCTTCCATGCACGCCCGGGCCAAATCGACGGGAGAGCACGATGAGCAAAGCAACCGCGGCAAGCTCGGATGGGAATGCGGTCGGGGATCACGCCTGGCCGTGGCGCAGCGGCATGGTGTCCAGGAACGCGGGCATCCGCAGCCTGCCCATCCCGGTCCATCCGGAGGTCCTGGCCTTTCTGTTGGGCGACCTGGTGGGACGCAAATTGCGCGTTTCGCCGGGACCGGTCGCGACGGAGTCCGAGCCGGGACGAGTGACGATTCTGGTGGACCCGGAAGGCCGCATCGCAGATATGTGGATCGACCCAGACTAGAGCGGTCGTGAATGCGCCGTCTTCGATCTCGCGGGATCTTTGATGCGTGGTTGGACGCCGCATGGCATGGGGCTTATGCGGCTTCGTCGCGCCATCGATCCTGCGAGGGGGCCGCGCCGCAATTCGTTCGCGCCTATCGGCATGGTCTGGATGGTTGACCGTGCGGAACCTTGCTTCCCTTGCAATACGTACGCCGGCGAATCGCGCACCCCTCCAAGCGTCTCGCTTAACGGTATTTCGGCATGCCGCCGAAATACCGTCAAAAAGGGGGCTGGATGGCAATGGATCGGACTGGATCCTTCAGGACAACAAAAAACCCGCAAAGCCTTCGCTGGTGCGGGATTTCTGATGCGGCTGGACGCCTTTGCACTTGTGATTGGCGGGAGGGTGTCATCCATAACCGTTGTCTAATCGACTGATAGTTATGGGAATTTGATTTTTGATGTTTAAAAAGTACCCCCATAAATACCCCCAAGCTTCTACCGCTACATGATCATCACTCGATACGGGTTCAGCAGTCGCTCATAGGTGCGGTTCTGGTAGTAGGCTTCCTCCGACTGCCGCTCGCGGTTTGCGAAAAGGTCGCCGACCTGCAGCAAGATGGCGGCATGGACGGGCGCCGGCATAGCTTTCTCTAAATCGGTGCGCGCCATGTTGAGGTAGTCGGCGGCGGCATCCGTCGCCGCATCAATCATGCGCTGCAATTCGTCGTCGGCATCGTCGCCGCTGAAACGTATGTGCAGCTTCGCTTCTTCCAAAGTCACCATAGCTTTCTCCTGTGAATGAGTGGCGGCCACCGGCCCTGCGAGGTACCGCGCCGCCTGTCGGGGTTTCTCCATGCTGGGGCACTCACCGACTAATCCCCATCCAGCTACCCGGTTTCCCGTCGCGGCTGGCACGCGATCAAACAAACATAAAGGCCCCTCCGTCGTAGACGCTGGGCCCCACTTCTTCGGAACGGGACGCAAGGCCGAAAGCCATCGCCATTGCCACCATGCCGTCAATGCGTCCGGTGGCGCGGGCCTTGTCCAGCTTGCGCGATCCGGCAGGGTCTTTCGTTATCACCGCGTTGGCGGCGCACATGGATAGGACAGGGTGCATGCCGTGAGCTACGCGGGCGTTCAGTAGTTCGGCCTCCAGCGCGTCGATCGCCGGTGCCATGTCCTTGTATCCCTGGCCCCATTCCACAAGCGGAAGCTCGATGCCGAAGCGATCCAACGGTTTCCTCAAATCCTCCATGCGCCAGCGGTCGTAAGCGATAGCCTGCAGGTCTAGGCCCGCCACAATCTCGGCGATGTTGACGGCCACATGGTCATAGTCCACCGTCGCGCCGGGCGTGGTGCGCAGGAAGCCTTGCGACACCCATAGGTCATACGGAGCGCGATCTTTCTGTGCACGGTCATGCAGGCCTCTCTCCGGGGTCCAGAAGTGGCATTGCGTCTGCCATACGCCGTCCACCTGCCCGATGAGGATCAGGGCGGTGAGGTCGGCGCGGCTGGATAGGTCCAGCCCACCATATACCGGCCCATCGAAGGGCACGGGCTGTGTGCCGCAGGACTTCCACACGTCCGGGGACACGAAGAAGCTTTCCGCCGAGACTCGCTGATTCAGCAGCAGGTTGCGAACGCTGTTCTCCATACTGGGCATGCGCTGCGCCTGCTTCATCTGCTCGGCGAGATCGTCACGGCTGCGGAATAGGCCCAGGGCAGGATTGGCGGCCTCCCAGGCGCTCTTATCCATCAAGTCGCAGTCCGACGGCGCAGCGTACACGTGCGACACGATGCGCGGGTCCTTGCTCTTCTCGGCGTCATCTAGCCACACTGAAAGCAGGTCGGTATCGCTTGCCGCCTGGGTCGATATCACCAGCAAGAGCGGATCGGCGTGCGCGCCCTGACTCGTCAGAATGGCGTCCACAAAGTCACTCCGCGGGCCGCGCACCTGGCCCACCTCATCAAGGATTGCCAGGACCGGGGACAGGCCGTGCGCGGTCTTGCCGTCCGCAGCAAGCGCCCGGTACTCCGTATTGAGCGGCAGGCCAAGCAGCCGCTTGCTGGACGGAACGATCTTGACCACGTTGGATAGCTTCGCCGATAGCTGAACCATCTTTGCGGCCAAGTTGAAAACTAGGGCAGCTTGGTCGCGGCTCATAGCGCCGGACACAATCTGGCTGTTCCGCTTCGCTTCCGGCCCCACAAGGTGGGCAAGCAGTAGCCCGGCAATCAGGCCGGTCTTGCCGTTCTTGCGTGCGATGGACAGGTAAGCGCGCCGTGTTCCCTCCGGGTTGTCGTAGACCTCTCGGATAAATCGCTTCTGGAAGTCCGCAAGGCACAGCGGTTGACCAACATGCGCGCCATCAGGCGTCACGCAGTACTTCTCGATAAAAGCAATAACGCGCTCGCCCCGTGTCATTGGACCGTCCGCAGGCTAGGGATAAGGTCGTCGTCGTGATCCTGACCAGCCGCGGCACGCTCCAGCGCCAAAGCATTGCCAGCATCGCGGGACCGGCCCACAACCGCCTCCGCATGCACGTGCAGCATGCGCGCCAGAGACACAGCACGGCGGCTCAACGTCTCGATAAGTTTGTGCTTCGGATTGAGCGCGCCATCGATCACGTCGCCTTCTTTGAAGACTTCATCCTGCAAGCGCTCCACGTCCGCTTGGCACCGCGCTAAGTTCGCAGCGTGCGCTAGATCCGTCTCCGTCCACGTATTGCGGGCGCGGGCAGTTACTACCGCGTTCCAAAAGGGCCAGTCCTGGGGGCGCAGGGTCACATGGGCAGGCGGCTGCAAGGGGCCGAGCGCTGCAGCTTGGGCCGCTTCGATAGCGGCAGCGGTGGAATCAGAGCGTTTGCGTCGTGGCGTCGATTTCATAATATGGAATCTCTGGACTTAGCAATTACTCGAGGGGGAACGGTCGGTCTAGCCCCCTCGGTTGCTGGTGATTTCTCGGTTCCATGGGTGCGCGGGATCGGTCGGCATCCCCTGGGCGTCACAGCCGTAGGCCACGCGCTTGCCGTGGTCGCGTGCGGTCTTGCGGGAATGGCATTCATGGCACAGGCCCACGAGGTTGCCCATGTCGTTGTTCCCCGGGTCGCCGTCGTGGTGGTCCACGTCCGTAGCAGGCACAACCAGGCCGCGTGCCGTGCAATCCCTGCACAGCGGTTGATCGGCCAGTACCGACGCACGCAGCCGCTGCCATGCGGCGCTATTGAGCGGGATAGTGCGGCGCGGGTCTGCATCACGTCCGGTTCGCTTGGCTCTGGGTAGGCGCGGGGCCAGAGCCAGGCGCGGCGGCACTTCCTTGAGCCGGGGCTTGAGCATCTTTATCTTTGGCATCGTCTATTCCTTCGATAACGGGTAGGTTTTCTAAGCGGCGGGCCTCGGACTTGAGTAGCCATCCGGCGCTGATGCCCTTGTCATAGAAGTCCGCGCGGGTGGTGGAGTCGCCACGCAATAAGCCCTCTACGCTGTGTTCCGCGAAGTAGGTACGCCGTCCTGCATCGGTCAGAAGTTGGCGCGCTATGGCCTGTTCCCACGCCACCAAATGACGGCGCAGGGTGAGCGTCACGAATTGGCGGTTCATCTCCACGCTGTTGGAGTAGTTGCCGTGGCGCAGATCGCCAATGATGGTCGGCGGGACACGGAACAGGCGAGCTACTTCCTCCACACTGAATTGCCGTGCCGCGATCCATTCGGCGTCCTCAAGCGTCATGCTGATGGTCTGGTAATCGACGCCTTCCTCCAGCAGGGCAGTCTTGCCACTGTTAGCTCCGCCGCTGTACTGGCTGTCCCACGATGCTTTAAGGGCTGCCCGCTGCTCCGGCTTCAGCTTCTGCGGGAACTTGAGAATGCCGGATAGTCTGGCCCCGTTCCGGAAGGTTGCATTGCCGTGGTCGCGTTCGCTGATAGAAAGCTCGATCACTTCCTTTGCAGCCTGGATGGGCGATATACCCAAGGCGAACTCGTCCCCGGCGCGGTGGCGCAGGTGGAACACCTCATCATCAAGCAGGCGATGCACGCGGCCAGCGCGGTCGGCATACTCGTAGCCAAGCTTTTCGCCCACGCGCAGCACGCTCATGCGGTCAGGCGGGACTGGAATAAGCTCACGCACCTGGCCGTCCCAGCCGCGCACGATGCGGGCGTAGGCGTTCCCCCGGAGCAGGACGCAGGCTTGCATCCATTCGCGGAACTCAAGCGCCGTCTGCACCTTGTTGGGCGAGTCGTGCAACACCTTGTACAGCGGATGATCCGTCGCAGGCGTGCGGCTTTCGCCTTCGCGCCGGTAGGTAATCAGCGGAAGGCTTGCGATCGTCTCGCTGATGGCGGCCACGCAAGCGTAAACGGCGCTAACACTCTGCGCCGTCTTGTCGTTTACAGGGCCAGTCCGCAGTGCCTGCCAATTCTCCCAATAGGGGTCGCCGTTGGCACGTTTCTCAAAGCCGAAGCGAGACAGTAGGCGCTCAATCATCGGCACGTCTCCAGCCACAAAGCGCGAGGATCACAGCCGCCCACCGTGAAGAATTGGTATTGCTTCGGCATCGAGCGCATGGCTACGGTGGTATCGGCATAGGCCGGGTCGTGGGTTAGCGTGATCTCCTGCAAGTCCACATCAAGCAGTTCGCGCAGCCATTCCCCGCCGTTTCGCTCTTCCCATCGGTCCCCTCCGCTACGCACTCGGAAGCCGAAGGAGCAACCAGAAACGTCGCCACGATCAACAAGGATGGCGAGGTCGCGCCCATGCGTGGTGTCGGGCAATGCCAGATCGAAGTGCAGGCCGGTTTGGTCCTCGGCCAGTTTCAGCGTGCCGCCGCGGGTCGTGCCGAGCAGGGCATCCCCTTTGTGATGGTAAAGAGCGCGCACGTTAGTGCCAGACGCCAGGGTCTTTGCGAATGCACCAGGGCGAACAATTTCCGTAAAGCCACCAAGGTTGGCTTCGCTTCCGAAGATTGCTGCGTATCCGGTCAATCGACCGGGCGATACGGCGCGTAGGGTGCCGCTGGAGCGGATTTCGATATCGGTCATACTTGATCTTCCGCGTAGATTCCTGCCGACACCACGGCGCTGCCGACAATCATTTCCCCATACAGCAGCGGCACGGGATTGCCCTGTGCGCTCGTGTTCACCGGACCATTGAAGTTGTAAGAGGCCCCGTTGTCGGGGCTATCTTTGGTGCTCAGTCCACGCTGCTGGGTGGAAAGCATCTGTACGACTCCACCGATAGCCAGCGCCGCGCCGAACTGCATGAGATACGGGGAAGCGGCTGCAAGGGGCGTGAATGACAGAACAGCCCCAACAGCGACCAACGCCGCGCCGAGGATGGTCTGGAATACCCCGGCTCGTTTCGCTCCCTGCACTACCGGCGCAATGCGAATGTCTTCATCGCCGACCGGATGCTTCAACTCGTCCTCACCGAGATTGCGTTTTCCAAGGAAGCAGGCGTAGGCGGCGCCGCGATCTAGGCTGGCGATGAGTTCCTTCTCAAATCCGGGAATAACCACGCACAAGGCCCGTACCGCCTCAGCGGTGCTATCGACTGCCAGGCGATGCACGCGGCCAAACTTATTGCCCAGCCAGCCGTAAAGGCGGATTGTGCGCAGTTTTTCCATGTCAGCCCCTTACTGTTCGGTCGGCGCGGGCGGTACGGCAACATCGTTGGCGATGACGAAGGCTTCCGGGTAGCGGATCGCCACATCGGCGGTCGCCATCGCACGCACTTGCACGCCGCCCCGGCTGTATGCCGGTTCAGCGTAAGGGTTGACCAGCACGTCCAGCTCAGACCAAACGCCCAGCAGGACTTGCGACCAATCACCCAGGATCGCCGTGCCCTTGCCAGCGTCAACCGGCAATTGCCGCGTGGTGCGCAGCGGATATTCCGCCAGTTGCCCACCTTGCAGCAGATAGCCCGGCAGGCCGGTCTCCTTCAGCGTGCCGGACAGGACGCGTTTCACGCCCACCGAGGTAAGCCAGGTTCCGTTGGTCAGCTCGGTATCCTCGAAGGCTTCCACCATTGTGAGGACGGTTGCCCAATCGAGGGTGGCGAGGCTGAAGGTTTGCGTGCCCGGAGCATGCAGGACGCCCAGCGGTTCGTTGTTCGTGCCGGTTCCAGCGATAATGGCGCGGTCCAGTTGCTTGGCGATCAGGAAGGCCAAATCATCGCGCACAAGCTGCTCAATATCCGGGCTGGACTGTTGGAGCAGTTGACGGCTCATTTCCGTCTTGCCGCCAACATGCTTGGGGGTCAGGCCCACGCTATCGAACGCCATATTGCCTTCCGGCACAGCTTGGCCCTCGGCAACCCAGCCGGTTTCCAGCCCGCTGCCGTACTTGGGAATGGACAGGTTGCCACGCAGACCGGTCAAGACGCGGACACCCAGCTTGCGCGCCACAAGGGACTCACGCAGCGGGCCGATATACAGGTCGGCGCGATGATCGGTGGGGACCAGATCCGATGCGCTCGTCGTCGTATTCACGCGCTGCTCCAGGGCCGACATGGGCACGAATGCGCCTTGTGCCTTGCGGCCCGTGCGACGTTCGATTTCCTGGCTGTATTCCCGCTCAGCGCCGTCCAGGCTACGGCCTTCCATCTGCGCCCGCATGCTGGCGACCACGGACACGCGCTTTTCCAGCTCCGCTAGGGACTTGTCGCCATGCGGCGTGATCGGCTCGCCCGACATGCGGCGCTCTTGTTCAGCCATGAACGCAGCGCGCTGCTCGTCGCCTTCCAGATCGGTGACTTCGGCTTTCAGTTTGTCAAACGCAGACTTCTCCGCGTCGTTCAGGTTGCGCTTTTCGGCTTCCGCCTTGGCAAGAATGCCGCGCATTTCGGTGGTCTTCGCGGCGCGGGCTTCGCGGATTTGGGCAAGGTTCATTCGGGTCTCATGTGGTGGATGACTGAGACCTAAATAACATGCAACTACTGGACAAAAACGCAGCCCCGGAAAGTCCGTCCCCCCGCGAACCAGGGCGGACAATTGACCTCCCGGGGCGTTGGTTCTATCCAACGGAGAACCAAAAATACGGGCCCAGGCTATCCGCGCAGGTCAGCATAGGACTTAGGGTTTTCCATTAAGGTGCTCACCTTTTCATTAAGATGCTCACCTTTAGAACGTGAGCACCTTAATGTTTCGTTGAGCGCCTTAATCGGCATGCGCCACAGCCAGGCCCCGCCCCCTCGGGTTCCCGCCGCCCCTTCTCGGTAGGCCTCTACTCCGATGGCTTTCTGAGCGCGGCGGATGGTCGCCCAGGCGTAACCGGCGTCAGACGACTCCGCTTTGACGGTCTTGGCCGGGACCGGGCCGTCGCTCAGTAGGTCCCTGAGAAACTGCTCGGCGTCCGCCCTTTCTGTGCTTTCGTCGTCGCTAGCCTCAACGCTTCCAAGAATTTCCCGAGCGCTGCCGTCTATCGTCTCGCCCCAGGTAACGCGCGTGGTCTCAATGCCGCCATCCACGCTGCACGGTTCGATGTAATACGACACCCCGCCGTCGTCCAAGCTGATATTGGACTTGGCGCGGGCCAAGACTCGCGCCTCATCACCCTCCTGCTTTGCCGCCACCAAAACGGTGCGCGCCAGTGCTCCAAAGGCCTGAGAACCGATAACCCGGTCCTGTGGACTAGATCCGGCAGAACCTTTGGAAAAGTGACTAATGCCCAGCACGGCGCAATCGTGTTCCTCCGCGAAGTCCACCAGCGATTGCAGCCCACGGCGCACATCGTTGGCTTTGTGCATGTCGCCGGAGATTGCCGACACGATGGGATCGACCATCAACATCGCTGCCCCGCCGATTCTCTTTACCGCATCATGTAAGGTCGGAATGTCTCTGGCCGGGTCGAACGGCATTGCATTGCCGTATTCGTCTGTCACGGCCTGTACGAAGAAAACCCGAGACACATCCGCGCCGCACGCCATAAGCCGCGGCTTCAGCGTGTCGGCAGGGTCATCTTCGCTAGACCAAACGAGAATGTTCTCGCGCGTAGTGCATGCCACCCCATCGGGCCAACGGGCGGCGGTTGTCACGGCCGATGCAAGGCCAAGGGCAAGCGTGGTTTTGCCGGTACCCGCCGCCCCGGCCAGGATCGTCAACTTGCCGCGTGCCAGCCAGCCGGGCCAAAGCCAGCGAATGGGGCGCTCCTTTACTTCGGACGCACAAAGCAATGTGACGCTCGCAGCCCGGCGCGGGATATCGCTGTACGCCCCGATAGGCGGCAGTTCGGGCATCGACCGATCCAATTGCGATTGCGCCTGCTCTAGCAGAGAAGCGCGCTTTTCTACCTGCATTCGCATACCTCCAGCGCGTGATTGATGCGATTGGCCGCCAGCCAAAGACGTTGCCGGTCATCGTCAGTAAGGGAGACACCCTTGGCGATATTTCCTGCGGCCACTGCGGCCACCAGGGCCTCGAAGGACACACATCGAAGCGCATCGGCGTACGAGAACGGCATGCGGGCAGTGCGCAGGGCCGACCTGGGCGCACGGTCCCGGAACAGGTCATTCACCTGCATGCCGACAGAGAACAACACGTCATAGACGCTGCACCCGCCGAAGTCGTGGACAAGCACCTTGCCGTCGTCTGTCTCGCGAATCGCAAGGGATTGCTTTGATTTGGAGTCGTGCGCTGGGCAGCACGCTACCCAGCGGCCAGGGCCGGTTTTCTTGACGCGTTCCAGCCGGGAGAGAAAGGTATCGACGCTCATTGCCGGCCCTCCGCATCAGGGAGCCCCAATGCCTTGCGCAGGGCGTACCAGTGCGTGTGATCGGCGTGAAGGTCGTGGGCGACCTCGATCAAGGCAAGAAGATTGGGATCGTCCTTGGGTGCCATTTCCCGGATGGCAAGCAATACCGCATATACCCGGTCTTTCTGCACGTCCATGCAGTTCAGGCGATGGGACACTTCAAAGATGTTGTTGATCGGCGCGCTCATCTTTCGGCCCCCTCACCGTTGACCATCAAGCGGATTTCCTCGGCCAGGTCACTGGCGAGCCACAGAACATGATCGCGCTGCACTTCGGGCAGGCCATTGAAGGCGCTGCATCCCTGTCCGTGGATCAACATCAAGAGGGAAGAAAGCTGCGCCGTGCGGTTCTCGAGATCGAGTTGAACCATAGCGCGGCGAGAGGGGGTATTAGCCATGAGCGGCCTCCTTTGTCAGGTAGGCCCGCCGTCCGCTGTCAAACGGGGTGGGCGGGCAGAGAGCAGGGTTGACAGACCGGTGACAAAGGAAACCGGCAGGCCGAAGCCTCCCCGCAATCGCCCGCCCAAAGAGGGTGCGCAATAGCGTACGGACGTAAAAATACCGCCTGGCGGCGGTCGTCCGCCTTTGTCGATTCTGGCTGTCAAACCAGGCTGCGTCTGTATCGGCAGCACGTCCATTATGGGGAAATTCGACGTAGGCCGCAAGCATCATTTCCCCCCGAAGCTGTAGAGTGCCACGCGGCTATGACTGTAGCCGTCACCGTCGATGATCGTCACCAGGTCGGTGCGAATGTCGTAACCCAGGCGGCGCAGTTCCAGCACGCGGGCGGCGCATTGGTAACAGCCGATCCGGCGCAGGTCGTAGCTCGTCTTGGGGCCGGTGGCCAACGCGGACAAGATGCGTTCGCGCTGCGCTTCGGTCGCGGTGGATTTGGGGTTAAACTTCGGGCCGTGACTTGCCGCCAAGCGATCACCAGCCCCGCCTTGTGTGGGGTTTTTCTTTTGCGTCATCGTGGACCCCTTAGGCGGCAATGGGGTCGGCGAGGAAGGCGTCCAGAGTTGCGCCGGAAGTCTCGGCTTCCATCTGCCTGCGCCAGTCTGCGGCGGCTTCAGCGCTGATGAGGGTGCGGCGGCCCAGCTTCATCAAGCGCGGGCCTTTCCCCTGCTTAATCAGGTCGTATAGGTGCGTGCGACTGATGTTGTGGGAATCGCAGAACTGCGGGATGGTCCAGGTTGCTTTATGCATGTTCGTTTGTCCTTGAACGTTTGGGGGCGTCCGGCCGGGACAAACAACATGCTAGAGATCAATGCGGGCGCTGGATATTTGTATATCAAGGCGCGTGGTTGAATAAGATTGGATCGCTGAAAGTATTCTAAAAAGCGGTCGAAAAATTAGAACATTAGTGGATGTTCCCTCTATCTATTTTCCGCGTGAACACCTCAAGTGCTCGGTCGTGCCTGTCCCAATAGTCGTTCCAGTCGTAATAGTCCTTCGTAACCTTTTGCGCTGACTTGTGGTGCTTCGCCGCCACGGCGGCAATCGCGTGAGTGACTTTCTCGCCGTTCTTAACCAAGCCTCGAACCTCACGCGCAATGGCTTTCCGGGCCTTTTCGCTGGCACTTTCGATGGGGAGGTTATCGAAGATGTATGGGAAGTGGACGCGAGGGTCTTTGGGGTTATCTGGTCCTAACACCAAATGCATTGCGACCACCAGGGCGGCTTTATCGAACGCGGTTTTGCGCTCCCAGCTAAGAACGTTATTGACAAAGATGCGTATGGCATCGCGCAATAAGCCCTCGTCCCGTTCGGCAAAGGGGTCATCCGTGATCCCTTGCTCGAATCGGGCTTCCAGTTCATCGTCATCAATAAACTGATCGTCTTCGCTCATCGCCTCTTCCTTTCGCTATCCAGATAATCCGCCCACCACTGCATCATCTTTCCCCGCTGCTTGAGATAAAGGGCATGGTTGTAGGCGGCGCTGATTTCATTCCGTTCTTGGTGTGCAAGCTGCAATTCGATATGCTCGTGCGGCCAGCCATGCTCGTGCAGAATCGTTGACGCTACGCCCCGAAAACCGTGTCCTGTCATCCGCCCCCGGTAGCCCATTCGATACAAGGCATACAGAATGGTGTTATTGCTCATAGGTGTTTCAGGGTTACGCTCACCGGGGAAAAGCAGGGCATGCCCGAAAGACACAGCTCTTAGTTCTTCGAGCACCGCCAGCGCCTGCCGCGACAACGGCACGATGTGCGGTGCCTTCATCTTCATGCGCTCCGAAGGAATGTTCCATCGGGCGGCGTTAAGATCGAACTCTTCCCACCGGGCCGCAATCAATTCCGTAGTACGCACGAAGGTGAGCGCCATCAGCCTGAGCGCAAGGCGGGTATGTTCATTCCCAAGATAACCGTCAATTGCTGCCAGTAGGGCTGGCAATTCTTTGGCGTCGATCCGGGAATAGTTGCGCTTCTTGCGCGTCTTGAGTACGTCAGCGGGCCGCACGTCCGCCACCGGGTTACGCTCGGCCAGGTCGTGGGCGACGGCATAGCGCATGACCTGGCCGCAGGTTTGCAAGGCGCGCTTGGCGATATCAAGCGCACCGCGGTTCTCAATCTTCTTCACCGCGTCCCGAAAGGCGGACGCCGGGATACCCCCAACAGGCATACCCCCAATCTCCGGGAATATATCTGCCTCAAGCCGACGGATGACGTATTGGGCGTGGCGCTCGCTACGGGCAGGGGACCAGTGTGCCCACCATTGACGGGCTACCTGTTCAAACGTTAGGGCGCCGGATGGCTGCTTCTTGACCAGCATAGGATCAGCACCGGTGTCCAGCACCGCACGGGCTTCCTGGTGCAGCTTACGGGCCTTGGCCAGCGTTACCTTTGGGTAGACGCCGAAGGCCATCACCTTCTCTTTGCCGCCGTGCCGGTACTTCCAACGCCAGTATTTCCCGGCCCGGTTAACCAGCAGGTACAGGCCGCCGCCATCGGCAAGCTTGCGCGGCTTGTCGCCCGGCTTCTCGTTGCGGATCTGGGTATCTGTCAGGGGCAT